GCCCTTTTGCCAGACCCTCGCACAGGCGGGTCAAGCTCTGAATCTGAGCAACCATCCACCGAAGATCGTACATTCCGGGGTCTCCGGGAACCATGGGGCCGGGCTGGTAAGGGTAACAATCCATACTCAATGCACCTTCCTTTCAATCTGCTTCCGGTAAACGTCGGCCTGAATCGCGGACTGGGTAAAGCTGTTATTCTCCCACCATGCCCACAGGGCGGCGGCGGTCGTCAGGCCAGCAGTTACCCACTGTTCAACGCTTGCGCTGTCAATGGGAAGCGGGCTTTTCCCGCTTGCGCTCAACAGCTGGTTGGCAAGGGCCAGCGCAAGAACAACGGTTCTTGCAATGGTAGACGGTTCAATCTTGCATTTCATACAAAGTTCCCCTCTCTTTTGTTAAATTCTTCCAAATCGTCGATACGATGATTTGCAACCTCGATCTTTTCTTCCAGCACAGGCACGCGGCGGGCAAAATTGTTATGCTCTCGCACCTCGCGCGTCAGCTCGTCAAGCCGGGTCTCGGTGACGGCCTGAGCGCGGCTGTTTGCAATCAGCACACCAATGAGCGTAACGCCGCCGCTCATAAGAGCGACAATGATTTCCGATATCATAATATCACTCCTTTTAGTAAACGTCAAGACAGAACGTTCTATGAAAACTATTTGCAATGAAATCATACACGTTGAACAGCACGCTCTCCCGCTCTTTCTTTATCATTTCCTGTGTGGTGGTCACGCCGATATTACCGCCCCTGCTCTCTTCATGGATAACGGAAACGGTCTCTTTCTCCTTTCCGGTCTCCATTCCGTGGGTGGTGTCGGAGTGCGTGCCCGCCTTGGCATCATGGGCGGTTTCCCGTTCACCGGTCTTTCCCTCGGTATGCCCACGGGCGGCGGTGCTCCCCTTGTCCCCGTATTCGCTGGACTGTCTGCCGATCTCGTCAGAATGCCCGGTGGTCAGCTGGGTTTCCTGCCCGGTGGTTTCCGTGTCGCTGGTCTCATGGGTTTTGCCGTCGTCGGTCTCGGTGGACGTGCCAGAGGTATGGCTCCCTGTGGTTTCGTTTTCCGTCCAATCAATGGCCTTTTGATCTTTTGCCGTGCCCTTTTCATCATAATCCGTGTGCTGGGTATCGTAGGGCTGATACGATGCTTCATTTTCAGAAGAGATTTTTCCCTCAACATCGGTTGTTGCTGTTTTCGTGGTGGCCAGATCGTCCGTTTGGGTCTCGGTATGGGTGGTCAGCCGGGTTCCGGCAGTATCAGAAGTGGTTTTCCCGTCTTTCTGCATGTGACTGGTTCCGTCCGTGTCGGAGTGGCTGGTTCCATGGGTCTGGCTCTCAGCCGTGCCGGACGTGTCCCCGTGCCGGGCATCGGTTCCGGTATTCCAGCCGTCGCCGGTGGTGTCCTCATGGTACAACGTGCCGTCAGTGTTCCATCCGTCTTTACTTCCTGCGTGCTGGGTCTTTTCGGTAATGTCGCCTTGGTTCTTCTGGACGTGCTGGGCGGCGGTGTCCTTGTCCCGGGTGGTGGTATCCTTGGTAATAATGTGTACATCGGTATTCCAGATGGGATTATACTCCAGCTGGGTAGTTCTCAGCAGTTTCTCCCAAATCGGAAGATTTTCGGTGCTCCAAAAGTACAGCTCGGATTTCATCCAAACCGGGTCAGGGTGGTACAGGGGCGCAAGGCCGTGTTTGCGCCTGATCGCCTGAACTACCATCGTTTTTTCCATCCCCATGGGCACAACCATGTTTGCAAACAAATCACGGTCGAAGAGCAACAGGGATTCAAGATTTGCGCTCGTCAGCTGATTCACCAACATTGCCCTGCACCTCGCTTTCCTCAGTGAAATTGATATCAGGCTCCACCATTTCAAATGTAATGTTTGTCTTATACATCCGGTTGACCACTTCCAGCGATTTTTCCAGCGTGATCTTCCAGACCTCGCGGCGGTTGAAGGTCTCTGCGTCTGCGGCCTTGCTCTCTGTGACCACCATCCGCTCTTTCTTGTTGGGCTGGACAGATACGCCCAACTCCCGGTAGAAGTCACACAGAATGTTCCTGCGGTACTCCATCAGATCGGGGAGAATGAAGTTCTTGGAAAGATCGCGGTCAATCTGCATGATAGGGAGAGAATACTCTCCATCTTTCTGCCCGGCATCCGGGCGGCGAAGATCGGGGTTCACAATGATACCGGTTTCGCCGTTCGCCAGCTTTTGGAAAAGTGCTTCCAAACTGCGCTTCTGTTTGTCGTCCTTTGCAAACGCGCCGTAAGCAAAGCGGGCGTTCAACGCGCTTTGCCGGATTGCAACCTCTGCGTTTTGCATCTCCACGGCATACTTTTCAATGATATCCCATACTCCACGATAGTCGGGGGTCAGCTTTATCACGCCGCATTCTGTGCCGATCTCCAACGGACGCGGGAAATTAAAGAACGGGGTGGAAATCTGCATTCCGCGCGGCTGGAATTGCAGACCGTAGCCGGTGGGGAAACCGGGCTGTGTAACAATGCCGTACTTCCGACTTTTGAAAACCACACAGTATCCCATGCGGAACAGCTGGTACAGGAATGCATCATAATCCCACTCGATCTGACCGGTTGCCGCCTTGGGAAGTCCGTCAAACTTGACCATGCCGCGCAACCGCTGGAAAAAAGATCGCTCCCAGTATCCCAGAGCGTCGGTTGAAAAACTCGCGCCTTGGAAACAGGGGAACGGCAGACCGCCGTCATAATGCCCATCGTAACACTGATACATATTCTGTTCACCTCTCATTCAATGAAAACACCGGAATCCATAGCGGCGTTGATGTAAGAAATTTCGTCCGGTTTGGCGTTCAGCGGAGCACAGGAGAAACCCCGGGTCTTGCAATATCCCTGAACGGGCTTTGCAACCTTCATTACTGGGTAGCCGTAAACCTTTTGGAATCCGGCATCATCCACCGGGGGATAATACAAAAGCGTCAGCTTTGCTTCCAGTGGGAGCTGTACCTGAGACGCGCCGCCCATTGTGCCCGCTGTACAGTTGATGGGGGAAACCGTTTGCTGTACGCCCTGCGCAACCTGTGCCGCGCCCTGCGCGGCCTGAGATACGCCGCCTGTAAATCCTGCCACGGTGGACAGCAGACCGCCGCCGAAGTTCATAGCACCTGTGATCGTGTTGACTGCACCGGTCAGCGCTCGAATGGGGTCAATGTTGCTTGTACCTATTCCGTAAGGGCTTGCTATGCTGGTACTTCCTGCGTATATGGTATAATCTCCTGCGCGGACAAGGGTAGTTACACTGCCGTCCACGAAACACACAGACCAGTCAATGTCAATGTTTGCGGCGGTGTTGCACTGGTCAACGGGAACTGCCAGCGTTCCGATAAAAGGAACATAAAGCTGAATCTGACAATTCATCCTCTTCCAGTCGTCTGCGGGCCACGGTATCGCTATCGTAGTATGAACACTCCGGGAACTAGACGGTGTAACCTGCTGTGCGAAAACGGTGGTGTTGAACTGTCCCAATGTAATTTCTGTTTGCCGCCCTGCACCGTATCGGGAGAGGTTTATAGGAATCCAGATACAAGATCGGACACATTCCAGAGCGTTGCCGCCGAATAACAATTTGTTCATAAACTCGGGCAGTGCCAGCTCCCAACGTACCATTGGTTTTGTGAGGGCTTCCCACGTCAGGGAAACAGCGGTGAGCAGACTGCCCAATGTTGCCGCGCTCATTGCATAAGCGTGCAAACCGGACTTGCCCACACAGGACAGAACGTAAGTACCACCGGACGCGTCAATATTTCCGTCCGTGATATCTGCCGACGCGGTAGAGATTTTGGGGGCCATTCCCACAGCCTGCCGCGTGTCCTGAAGCCTGAAGGTCGCGCCGCTGGAATCCTGATTGAATCCGTATTCAATGAATGCGTCTGTCTTGAGAATGGTATCCCGATAGGTTGCCAGCGGGTCAAGCTCCAACGAAAATTCCCAAATGTTCGCCGTTCCCCTGCGAATGCTGATATCTCTAATCCAGTAAAACGACGCGGTTTCCTCGCAATGGCAATAATTCCACTGGGGGCTGATGTTGATACTGTTCAGGGTGACGTAAATGCTGGGGCGCTCCATGCTGGTGGTTTGTTTGAAATCCACTCTTTCCAGATCGGGCAGTTTGTCATACTCAAACGCCTTTGTTGAATTGACACGCTTTTCAATGTTTCCGAAGTGGAAATGATATCCGTGCTCAACGCTGGGTTCGGGGACTGCGCCGTTAAAATTACCTCGTGCCATTATATTACCATCCTTTCTTGTAAAAGTAAAGGCCCGGCCTTTTACGGTCGGGCCTTTGCGGCTGTTACGGTTCGTCGTTCATAAAGAAGAGAATTGCGTTCTCGGTGGGGTCCTGCATATAATTCATCTTCCAATGATGCTCGGTATTGTAGTACTCGCCTTTCGTGTTGAAGGGGGTCGTGTAAACACTGTCCTGCATATACACGGTAGCAAGGGCGCGGCGGTCGTACAGCAGACCAACAACATAGTCAAGCTTGACTTCCTTGCCGGTCTCCTGTTTGGCGGTATCAACGTTGAACTGGGCGGGAATCACATCAACAGCGGCCTTGTCGTTGATGTTCTGCCAGAAGTTCACGCCCTCATAACTGCCAAAAGACAGGTAGCCGGGGCCGAAGATCGCCGGGTACACCCACGATTTTGCATCATTGATAAGGGGCTGATACAGGAGCAGTTTCTGTTCACTCTTGGGAGTGTGCCGAAGCAGTGTCAGCGGGTCGCCGTTGTCGTCAGTACATGCGGGGGTCAGGTGGTACAGATCGGTACTCTCTTCCAGAAGAGCGGTCTGGGTCTGAAGGAACGACACAAAGAAGGAAAGAAACTCCTGCAAATGGGTGGTCAGCAGATCGCGGGTGGTGTAGGCCGTGCCGCGTGCCGTGTTGAACTCTTTGGTCAGATTGACTTTCTGCCCGGCCTTGCCCGTATTGTACAGACTGCCGATAAAGTTAATCACGACAGCGCGATTTTCTGCGGTTTTCCACCGGGCGATATCGTTTGCAACTTCCGTTGCGATACCGGCAAGGAATGCGGAAAACTCGCTCTCGCTGGTAAACGCGGTGGTCAGCTGGGTCTTGAACGTGGTATAGGTCTGGTCAAGCGTGCACTGACCAGTATACCACATTTCCAGCGGGTAGCGCTTGGAAATCTTATACATATCCACGCTCTGCCCGTCTCTCAGGGGGTTGGAGTTCTGGGCGGTGTTGATAAACTTGGTTTCATCAAACTTGCCACTGAAGAACGCGATTTTGCGGATGAACAAACCCCACTCCTGAGAAGAAACCTCAACGCTGGTAAAGCGGCCACTGTATGCGCGGGTCGTGATGATCGTTCGTGCAACCATGTTCGCAAGGGCCTGAAGCGTTCCTTCCTTGCTCTGGTTCAAACACATCTGCCCCACGTTGATAAAAGAGGAAGTATTAACTGCGCGGATCGCCGGGGTCTGCCCGGTGACTTCCTTTACCAGCTGGTTCGCAATGGTATAAATGTCGGTCGGCCTGAAAACTCCCATACCGGCCTTGGCGGGCATATTCGGATTTGCCATAGTGTCACTCTCCTTTACTGATTGGCGGGCGCGCCCTCTGCCGGTTTGGGGAGAACTGCGGCCCTGATAATATCGTCCACGCTAGTCACGGTGGGCGGGTTGCCTACCGTGCCAGCGTTGGGAACGCTCAGTGCGTCGATCTTTGCCGTCAGCGCCGCCAGCTGTGCGGCGTAGTCGGGAACAGCCGGAGCGGGAGACGGAGCCGGGGCGGGCGGCGTGGTGATCGGTGCGGGTGCGGGGACAGGTGCGGGAGACGGCGCGGGCGGCGTTGCCGGGGGTGCATTCTGGTCTGTGCCCAGATTCATAAAGGCGGCAATGTCGTTTTTGCTGAATCCTGCGTTTGCAAGGGCGATAACGTCGGTAATACTGAGTGCCATATCAATAACTTCCTTTCCATCTTGATTTGTTTGTTCTAACGTCCACATGGGTGAACGTGTGATATACGCCGATACCGCCAGAAGCGCCCAAATAGCACTCTGCTATCTCTGCGATTCTGGACGGTGTCACGCCCTCAACCCAGATATCAGCCGCCATGCCATTACAGTGCTGAGATCGGGGGGAAGCGTTTTTGAGAGTGGCATTGTATTCCTTGCTTCTGTATCCGCTGTTAATGTGCACCGGTTTACCGGTAAAATTTCGGATGTTTTCAAGCAAGGTCAAAAGCCGCTCGTCAACCTTTACAATATCGCTGGGGTCGTGC